GAATGCCACCCATCTGTGCCAGCCTGTTTCGAGAATCACGGTTCTTGAACATACCTCTGTTTAATACATTCATTAATTACCTCCAAACATGCCTGATTGTTGTAGACCATACAGACCTAAGCCAAGGCCACCGATCTGAGAGATCGCACTCGGGCTTGGTTGCTGTTGCTGCTGGAATGTCTGCTGCGCCGTGGGCATGCCCTGATAAATGTCCGAGTAGAACCCAAGTTGCTGATACGGAGACATAACATTCTGGTATTGGTTCTGGCGGGTAGCATCCAGCATAGCCTGCTGTTGTGTCTGCTCTTGTCCGCCCATCGTACTAAGCATGTTGATGTCTTTAAATCCAAGACCCTGAGTTGCCTCGCCAAGCTGCGCTTGCTGCATGCCCAAGGACCCAATACCACGGCCCAACGAACCGTATTGACCAGCCATGCCAACACCCAACTGCCCTGAAGCCTGACCACCTTGAATACCCATTTGCGCACCCGACAATGCGGCCCGTTGTTGACGGCCCATTGATTGCTCGTATGCTGATTGCGCACGTTGCGCGGCACCTTGATAACCAGCCTGACGCATGCCAGCCGCAGTGCGACCTTGCTGGTTTAGAATACTTTCATCCAACTGACCCTGACGGACGGCCTGACGAGACCCGCCCATTGCTCCAGCACCAGTAGCCTGAGCGTCAATACCAGCACGTTGCTGCTCACCCTGACGGCGAATGTCCGTCATGGCTTGCTGAACAGCCTGATCCTCATACGGGTTCATGAACTGTTGAATGCCACTCGGGTCAAACTGTGCGCCCGTTCCTGCAAGGTCCGAGTACCCCTGACCGACAGCGCCCTGAATACCGCTGATTGCTTGGTTAGTTTGACCAAGAGCGCCTGCACCCCCGTACATGGTGCCGATGCCAGCGCCCAATGTGTTAGCTCCTGCCTGTAACATGGGAGCATACGACCCCAACCCAGCCGATGTAAGGTTCGAGGCTTGTTGCTGCATAGGACTTCGACCCGCAACATTATACTCTGGCAGAACAAACCCAGCATCTTTGCCTAACCCTTGCGCTCGTGTAAGTATTTCTTCTTGATACTTGCGAAGGTAGTCAGGAATCTCGGTCCTGCTAATCTGTGTTACAGTTTCAACCATTTTTAAATTCCTGCATGTTCCTAAATAGCTTGGCGGCTACGGCTCCTCGGGTGCCATTGGGAGCATCCCCGATCATTTTGCCTGCCATCTCAGCGTCTCCGCCACCTATATTGCTCAAGTCCTTTAGAGACAAAACAACTTCCCCATTTGAAAGCATAGCTTCCTGAACAGGGTTGCCGTCCTGATAGATCATTGCAGGGATATCATCACTGGTCCCTGTTCCGGGGCCTTCGATTAAGCCACCTCTTGCGTATAGTGTAGGATCAATACCTACACCATCTTCCATATTCCTGTCGTACTCATCTCGTTCTCCGGCAGTGTTAAACCTCGTACCATCGAACCGACTTGCGTAGAGGTTGTCTAAAAACTTAGACCTATCAATGCTTGATCCATCGAATCCCCCAGAACTTCCCGTGCCTGTGTAAGTAGTAGGCTGCTTTGGTTTCCCGGCCAACGCCGACAATCCAAAAGCTTGAACAAACGGGTTTGATAAAATACCCTTCTTGTCATTGCCTCCAGCTATGGTTTTCATAGGACTTCCCGGGCCAAAGCCAGCCTTACCCATTTGATTACTTAAAGCTCCGCCCATTTGTGTGCCTTTAAGAGCATCACCAATACCAAAGGCTGTGTTAGCACCGCCAGCCAAAAGCGCGTACTTAATAGCGTTCTTAGAGCTTCCGCCACCAGCCAACGTGCCTAACCCTGCACCAATAGCAGGAGCCAAGAACCCCGCTCCAGCCGCTCCGGGGATCAACGCCCCAGCAATGCCGCCTATAATACCGCCAAAGTTAATGCCCATACCAAACCACCGCTATGAATTGCCTGCACATTATCAGGAAATCTCCAAAATACTAGCTACAACATGCAACCTGTTAGCTGTTGCAGCCGTAACCTTTAAAACTTCATCCGCTTGAACCACCAGAGGAGCCGTCAATAACTCAACCGTGCCCTTAGCTCCAACCGCCTTGTCCTTATACAAACTAAAAATGCTTGTGCCGTTGGTCAACGTTAACGTCAGAGTGTCCGCGTTGTTGCTGTCATCTGATACAAGGATAGACTTTATAATTGCGGTAGCAAAGGGTCCACACGTATAAAGTGTGGTCACGTTGGTTGTTGTTAGATCAACCTTTGCGTTTACATATGCGTTAGCCATCAGCCCATAAACCAGCTTAGTGCAGTCGTGTCATCGTCTGCAACTTGTTGAGTGTTGTTGAATTGATTCAAAAACACAGAGAAAGATCGAACCACCTCGTTCAAATACTCTTGCTTGTATTCTTGAGGCGGTAACGGAAAGAATGGTGCAGGAGTGCTGGTAGCCATTATCGTTTCCCATCTGGTCTAATATCTACACGCGGCACACCCAATCTCCAGAGGACGTTTGCATCTGTAGATTGTAGCTTGAGCGTAAAGCTCCGCCCTCTTAATCGTGTAAAGTATTGGTTAGTGTACTGATCCACAGGCGTACTAGATGTCTTTGATATTGTATTGGTGGAACTGTTCTGGTCCGTTTGGCCCGGAAAGTTCTTAGTCTCCATAATGAAATCCATAGAGGAAGTGTTTACAGTTTCCCTAAAGTTAATGTCCGGTATTACCCTGCTGATAAAAGAGAACTGATTGCCTTCTGTAATAGACATGTCCCCCGACTCAATAAACGAGGTCATAGCAGAGCCGTCATCCTGTGCGCCCACCTCTTGATTAAACAAGAAGTTTGTAGTCCCCGCAGCTAAAGGCAGCGAAGAAATCCCCCGATCCAACCATGCCGTTCTAGCTAGGTTTCCGATAAACCAAAGCTTCTCAAGGTAGTTGTAAACCACATACCTGTCGTTCTCGCTTGAGGCTGCAGAAGGATAAAACCACCACACCTCCGAAAAGGACACGTTAGCTCCTGCAACAATCTTATCAAACTGAGACTCGTTAATGTCATCAAACACATAGTCCCTAACAGTGCAGGGTATTCTTTGAACAGCCCCCGTAAACGCATAGAACTCTGCCGCACCCATCCAAAACACCGCATCGTCCACCGCAACCGCAGCCTTCGGACTAGCGATGGTAATGTTTTCAGAAATTAGGTTTATACCAAACGTAAATGGCGGTCCAAGAAACTGCATTGCGTGGATAGAAACATCTGTAAACACCAATATCTGTTGCCGTGTTTCTACAGCTTGAATAATCTTGGAGCCAGAGCTTATACGCAAATCACCCGCCGTATTGGTGGAGGTAGGATACCAATCAACAGGGTTTTCTTGGCTGCTAAACCGTATTAGCAACGGGTCTTGAACCCCACTGCCATCCGTTGCTGCCGATGTAGCGCCAAGACCGTCCGCGCCAAACGCAATAACATGCCTGTCTCGGTCAGACAGAAGAACCTGTGTGGCTATAGTAGGAACCGATGTCCGTGTGCCAAGGCCCAAGGCACTATCGGTTAGAAACTTGGCCCTTGTACTTGTGCCGTTAGTTCTGTCCCAATAATAAATCCTGCCGTTTCTTTCGTTCAACAGCAAGTCTTCACCAAAGTTGTCTTGTGACCAAATGCGCAGGTTTGCAGATGAAGTAATGGTTCCCGAGATTAAGGCCAAACCCCACCCTGAAAAGTTATCCGCAGTAGAAGCGTTACCCGAAGCAAGCCGTACTGCAGACCCGTCCGTATGTGTTGTAGCAGTAGTGCCCTTGTGACCCCTAGTACAACCCGTCAAGTCGTTAGAGCTTATACCACCCACCAGAATAAGTTCCGTGCCTATCATGATAATATCGGTAGCAACAATGCCCGTGGAACTAGCCACCGTAATAGTAGTATCACTGTTAGAAAGGGTGCCGCCCTCATTCAATGTTGTGGTAAGCGCCCCTGTTGTTGTTCCGCCCCAAACTCCTGCACCCCAACCCGTGCCAAACACAGCATCGTTTAATGCAGTGCCAATTTGGTATGTCCCAACAACGCTACTCCCACCATTGCCCGTGTCGCTACCGTTAGCAGCAACAGCGGTAGCATCTAACCCTCCCGATACGGTAATGCTTTCAATCGTAGTGAGGGTCCTTGCCGATATCTTGTAAGTGTTTCCATCCACAACATCTGTAATCTGATACTCTTGATTCAAAACATTAGCTGTTATGGTGCCACCCAGTGTGGCTGCTCCAGAAAAAGTAACAAAGTCATTAGCCACACAACCATGATTTGTATCCGTCACTGTAATTACAGCGGAACCGTTGCTTGCAGAAAAAGTAACATCTCCCGCAGAAGTTGTTTGCCTGAGAGGAGTAACGTCTTTGAAGCCCGTTCCTTGCTTGATATAAAACTTTAACTCGGTTCCAAGGCCCAGAAACTTCTCACCATTTAACGCTACAAACTCGTGCATCCCACGACATAAACCTAAAAAGGCTTTGTTAGAGTTCTTTTCCCAGCCGTTAAGCTTTTCAGGATACCCAAAACGAAACCGTATCTTATCACAATTTACCCAACCGTTTTCTTCAGAGAACGGAGTGGTTTCTTTGTTAATTCCGGGTTTAAACTTTAACTTTGCTAGTGGCATAACACCCTCACGATTGTGCGCCGTAAATAGTACCGTTGTTCGTCAGTGTAAAACTATTGCTGTTGGATTTAATGCCCTTGCCACCAAGACCCACGCCTATCTGTGGCTGTGCTGCCGCTCCGCCATTTGCTCCCCAGCCGCCACCGCCGCCGTTTGCATTTCCGCTACCGCTGCCGCCTACATTACCTGCGGAGCCACCAGCACCGCCAGATCCCAGCCCAGCACCGCCAGATCCGGGCAAAATACGACCCCCGCCACCGCCGCCACTGCGACCAAACGTGCTAATCTGACAACCGCCGCCGCCAGAACCCCCGCCTCGACCAAAACCGTCGGCCCCTGTTCCGTTGGCTCCAGAGGCATTTAATATACCGCCAGCACCGCCTAAAGAGTTGCCGCCGTGACCGCCACCAGCTCCACCACCCGAACCAGAATTTTGGGCCTGACCACCACACCCACCGCCCCCTGCAATGTATGCTCCAGAGTAATTTATGATGGTTACTCCTGTAGCAGTAATACTGATTGCTTCACTACCGTTTAAACTACCCCCCGTAGGGTTATTATATCCATTACCACCGCGTCCAATAATTTTGCCGTAATTTTCAATGGTAGCGTTAGGCGTGTCTACTATTAGCCCTGCGGTCCCTTGCGTATCAGACCACACCCAGAAATCTTCTGGGATAATTAACGTGCCACCACTAAATATAAAACTAGAAGTTGTAACTTCCTGTCGGTTACTTTGACTGTTTATAGCAGTCTCAGAAGTAAGCGTGACAGGCCCACCGCCACTTACGCCAAACCCTAGTATATCATATCCAAAAGAAGTCATTAGGCATCATTCTTTGCGTCTGTTGTGTAAAACAGTTTTATCCCTAAAAGCCTAGCATCCCCTGACTGATCGTCTGCCGATACGTCCCGCATAATCTGAAAGTATGTCTGTGTATCTACCGCTGCACTAGCTACAGTTACCGCGCCACTTACCGCAGAAACAGTCATGTCGTTAGATGTGCCGCTGAATGCTTTAGCCGTAGCAACTACGTTAGTCCCAAATGCGGTATTTATAGAAACATCGTCTGCTATACTTACGCCCTGCAATCCCCAAGCCACAGTGCCTGTGTTTGTACCCGTTACTGTCCAAAACGCTTGAAACGTAATGGTTCCTTCGTTCCAAGACTTGGGAAAGCACACGGTAAACTGCGCGTTTTCGTCAGTGCTTGCGTCAAAGTCTAACGTTTTAATTTCAGGGCCGTTTGACAGTTCCACTTGAGACAACCCTGCACAGCCAAAGGAAGTAGTGGGAGACATTGCTCCAGCAGGAACATAAATAGTTTCTACACCCGCGACCTTTACCGCTGCGGAGTTGTTGGTCAGCGCCCCTGCAACGTCACCCGCGCCAGATATGTCTAACGTTGCCGCGTCTAACTCACCCGTAAGAGTTAGGTTGCGCAGGCTTGCCACGTCCTTGTTAGCATCAGCCGTGACTGTCTTGCTGGCAACAACCGTTCCAACTGCCGCACCTGTGTCGTTGTAGTTTAACTCGGCCGCAGTCGCAGATACTACAGTGCCTGATATAGAAAAAGCATCTGTCTCCAATGTGCCATCAATATCAGCGTTCCCGCTAATGTCTAAAGTAGCCGCGTCCAACTCTCCCGTCAGCGTAACATTTCTAAAACCTGTAATGTCCTTGCTGCTGTCAACAATAACCGCTTTGCTGGCAGTAACTGTTCCCGCAGTAACACCGTCCAACTCCGAGATGCGAATAAGAGAACTAAAATCAGTAACGGCGGCTCCCGAACCAGCGCCGTCAGCTAAAATAATTGCAGAGTTGTCCGCAAGAATAGTGACGTTGGCCCCCGACCCTTGCGTAATAGACAGAGATTGATTGGTACTGTTCAGAATCATGTAGATTCTGGCCTTGTCGTTTTGCTGCAACGTAACGGTGCATGTGCCGCCCGGAGACCCTGTAAATTTTATTGCCTTATAGTGACCATTAGACAAAACTGCCGTAGTCGATAATGCCAACGTAAAAGAAGTAGCAGACAGAGCAATTGAAACAAATCCGTTCGAAGCACGGTCTATAATATCAAAGTTGTTATTGGTGCTGTCGCCCCATGTGCCAGACTCATCACCCGTTGATATTTTCTTGAGCGCGTTTGCTGCAGTGTATGTAGCCATGATGTGACCTCAGCTATAAATTTAATTGGACTATACCCATACTTCTGCTTCTAAGCAACTACGCAGCAATCTCCTCCCAGTTTGGAGACTGAGATGGCGTAATAGCAGAAAAGTTTGAAGATTGAATCGGGATGATTTGACCCCAAACAAGAACCGAACCAACAGCGCTGGTGCCAGCAACACCCGTAACCGATATGTTGTGTTTTTGTATTAAAGTTACCGAACCAACAGCGCTGGTGCCAGCAACACCCGTTACTTGAATGTCGGCTTCTACACTAACAGTGCCAACAGCACCCGTACCAGCAACACCCGTAACCGCAACGTCAGCGGGGATATTGCCAAAACCAGCAATGGAGTTGTCAGCTAGTGGGGAAAAACCTAACATTGTTTACTCCTATTGATACTGATATTTAAATATTACTACGCCAGAGCCGTCATGCGTCATTCGCCGCGTCTGTAGTGAAGAACAGTTTTATGCCCAGTAAACGAGCCACTCCTGTTTGACCGCTAGCACTTGCATCGTTGTTGATTTGGAAGAAACACATATCATTGGCTGCTGGACTGCCAGCTATAGTAACAGCACCGCTTTCTGCGCTAACCATGAGGTCATTTGAAGTGCCAGAGTGCGCCAAGGCCGTAGTAGCAACCAGTGTTCCAAAGGCGGTGTTAATTGTATCATCAGAAGAAACGGCAATACCACCAAGCTGCCAAACCACAGTGCCAGTATTTGTACCTGTAACGGTCCAAAAAGGTTGAAAGGTTATAGTCCCTTCGTTCCAAGACTTGGGAAACGCTATAGTAAATTGAGCGAAGTCATCCGCCGCCGCTGCAAAGTCCAACACTTTTAAATCAGGACGCAATGCTGTTGTTTCTACTTGGGTCAGGCTGCTACAAGGGTTGGTTGTGCTTGGATACATATCCGCTGCGGGAACATAAATGCTTTCCTTGCCAGCAACTTTGACCGAAGCACCACCAGATGTTATGCTACCTACGACAGCTACATTTGTAGTGCCTGTAGGTATTTCAAGAACGTCTGCATCTGCGTCATTTTTAATGGTTACATCGTTGGTGCTACCTTGCCCCGTAAGGATAAGACCTTCTGCGGCAGTGTAACCCATTGCAGCATCATCGCCTGCGGAAGTATCGCCTGTAGGCAGAAACGTCCCGCCACTTGCTGTTACATCACCCGTAAATGTCTGTGATGAAACAGTGAAAGTGCTGAAAGCAATAACCTCAACAACATCATCAGCCGCAGCGCCAGAGGCCAACACAACATCAGTGCCGTTGGTCGCGGTGAAGTCAGCGGCGGACAGCAAAACCCCGTTTAGATAAACAGAAACAAAGTTGGGGGTGTACCCGTCTGTAGTAAACGAAGTCTGGTTCGATGTAGCAGTAAACGAGTTTCGTGTCTCTGTTGCCTGCGGAACGGGTAGTATACCAATGTATCCAGACATATTGTTTCCTTATGTTCCATTTGCTATGCCGTACATAACTATTTCACCTGAAGCTATGTTTCCACTTGGAAATTTAAACTGTATTGCATCTACATCATTAGCCGAAAGGTGTGCGGTTGAAACTTGACTTACACTGCCATCAGCAGCACCTTTAACATCACTATTAGCTAACATATTAACACCCTTTCCATATGCATAAGTAAATGATTGATTGTGCGGTGCTAAAAGATACAGGGCACCAGAAAAACCATACTCACCAGAGGCATTACCACTCCCATAACGATGGATTAAAAAACCTGTAGTATCAGCAGTCCCATTAAAGTGATAATTACCATTTGTATCATCATAATTAGAACCACCATCTATAGATGCGTGGCCTCTAATTGCTTGATTATCAGTAGCAGGTTTAACGTGTTGAAACCAAAACTCATAATGATCAAATTTACTATCATCAAATTGCGTAAAACTAATAGTAGCTGCATTACTAATCACACCAGTAGAAGCAATAAAAACCTTACTACCACCAGTAATCTTAGTAGCTATATAAGTGGATAACCTAGTCATCGTAGCTTTACGATTAGTGCCCCCTGCACCGTCATCTACAATCATCAAGTCTGCGTCTACTAAGGCTGCACCAATGTCTGTGCCACCGTCTATGTTTAGATCGGCAATGTTTATGCTGCCGTCAGGAAACGTGGGGGTAACAGTTACATTAGCTATATCTCTGGCTCTAGTCATAACTTATCCTCTAGCTAGGCTTCGTAGGCCACGTAATCGAGTTTGGAAACCCTGACTGCGTTGGTACGTCCCTAAGTGACTGTCGATACGTTGTCCACGCGCTGGACATGGTAACATCACTATTACCCATCCAATCCGTTTCTGCCAACACTTTATCGCGCTCTTCACGCGCAGACGTTGCAGCGCGGGTGTCAGCACCCGCAGCCCATGCCGCTTCTTCTGCATCACGGGCAGTTTCTTCATCAGCAGTAAACTGCACCATTTCGCCGTTTATGTTATGGTATCGGGGCATCAGTCACCTCTGTCCAACTTGTTGTATCTTCGTTCCAAGCGTAGTTTTTGTCATCGTCGGGGTAGGCAACAGGTGCTTCCCACTGACATGTTGTTTCGTTTAGTGTCCAGCTTGAATAAGGTTTTGGTGTATAAAAAGCATCACGGGTACTGTCATATGTATAACCAATGCCAGCATAGTTTTTACGCAGAGGCGTGTTGCCTAGCGTATGCTGACCACCGTGCGTATTGTAGCTGGTCTGAACCCAAGTGCCTACCTGAGTGTCAATAAAGTCTTGCTCCGCAACAATGACGTTGGTTACTACACCGTCTACTATTTTTGCATAATGTGCCATGTCTACCTACTGAAACTTATATCGTATGATAACGATGCCTGAGCCACCACCATTTGTGTTAGATTCATCTTTACGTCCACCGCCAGTACCTGTATTTGCCCCACCAGCAGAATCATTTGAAGACCCGCCTTCAGCCCGTGTCACACTACTGCCTGTTATGCTATCCGCAACACCCGCACCGCCATTGCTGCCAGATGCTGCGCCACCAGCACCACCACCACCTTGGCCGTTTGTACCTGTCCCACCATCATGGCCTTGTCCATCAATTCCTTCACCACCGCCGCCACCGCCAGAGCCGCCATCATTCCCGCCTTGATAACTATATGGGCCAGAACCGTAATTCCCAGAACCTGCACCGCCGCCTGTTGCAGTGATGGAATTAAAAACACTATTTGCTCCGTTGTTCCCTCTACCATAAGGCACTCCCCATGACATTCCAGCACCACCCGCACCAACGGTCACTGTAATATTACCTGTGCTTGTTATACCTGTATAGTTTTCAAGATATAATCGCCCACCAGCACCACCACCAGAGCCTGAGTTTGCACCACCAGAAGCCCCACCCGCAAGGATTAAATAATCAAGTTCTGCACTAGATGGGTCAGCAGGCACCTCTGAAACTGAAAAAGTCCCGCTGCTGGTAAAACTGTGAACTTTATAGTTTCCGTCTGTTGTGACAGTTCCACCAGTAGCCGTGTAAAATTTTGGACCCCTGTTTGGATAAGCCCCCAACGTGTTTATATTATACCCGAAACCCGTCATTATGAATCATTCTTTGCGTCAGTGGTAAAGAACAACTTTATGCCATGCAGCCTACAATCTCCTGCCATATCATCACCGCTGTCAGAAACATCGCGGCCTATCCTAAAATAACACACCTGATCTACTGCGGGGGAACCTGCAATAGTTATCGCCCCACTTTCAGCAGAAACCAACATTTCTTCAACCGCGCCTTGTGCGTCATCATTAACCAAAACAGACGTTCCATAAGCAACGTCTATGGTGTCGTTATCTCCTGTAGCAACGCCCTGCAAAGTCAGACTAACCCCTGTAGTAGCCGCGATACCTGACCAAAAGAACTGATAAGTTACTGTTCCCTCATTCCAAGATTTAGGAAAAGCCACCGTAAATTGTGCAAACTCATCGCTGTCTTTATCAAAATCTAAGACAACCATATCTGGCCGACCAGAGGTTGTTTCAACTGTGGTCAATGAAGAACAGCCGTTAGTTGTAGTGGGCTGCATAGCACTAGCGGCTATCCAAATAGTTTCTTTGCCAGCAACTTTTACTGCAACAGAGTTGTTTGTTAAAGCTCCGGCAACATCGCCTGCCCCAGATATATCCAGTGTTGCAGCGTCCAACTCTCCTGTTAAAGTTATATTACGGAAACTAGCAACATCCTTATTGGCATCCACAGTTACGGTCTTACTCGCCACAACAATGCCAACAGCGGACCCCGTGTCGTTGTAATTTAGCTCGTCAACAGTCGCGGCAATCCCAACCGTTAACGCAGCCTTTTTACCAATGTAGCCAGCCATTAGGTGATCTCCATGTAGCTCATCGTAACAGAAACCTTGTCCGCAACAGAACAGTCAATCTTAATAATGTCACCTACGTTCAGGTTAATCTTGCCGTCAAGAACACTGAGCGTTGACCCAATGGGTATCGGAGCGTCTTTTACAATAAAGGCCGTGGTGTTTTGCGTCTGACTGGTCTGCGTTGTGGTACTGACCAGCGTAACGCTGGCAGTAACCTGCGCAGTGTGGATGTTAGCCAAGGTCAGTCCAAGAACAATTACCGTGCTACCAGTTTGCACCGTATACAGCGTCTCAGGTGTTCCTGAACTGGCGGGTGCCGCACTTCTTGTTATTACCTTAAATGTATTAGCCATTTGTTATCCTATTATCCAAGGGCAATCGCCAGCGCCGTAGCCTCGTCTGCCGCCGACACAGTTGTTGCTATAGTTCCCGCAGTTGCAGGTAACGTCAACGTAATGTCCGCTGTAGAAGCGGGGCCAATCAATGTCACCTTGTTAGTGCCGTTGTCCGAATCTTCAAAGAACTGAAGGAACCCCGCCGAAGTCGCTCCGTTCTTTAAATGTACACCCGCATTTACAACAGGAGTAGTCAGCGTTTTATTAGTCAGAGTGTCAGTGGTGGCCTTGCCAACAAGAGTATCAGCCGCCGCTGGTAGCGTTATTGTTACGTCAGCAGTAGAAGCGGGGCCAATAAGAGTGACCTTGTTTGTGCCGTTATCACTGTCTTCAAAAAATTCAAGAAATCCTGCTGACGTAGACCCGTTTTTAAGCTGGATACCAGCGTTAGCAATCGGAGTAGTCAGTACGGGAGTAGTAAGCGTCTTGTTGGTTAACGTCTGCGTTGCGGCAATACCCGCAACAGTGTCTGTAGTAGCGGGAAGTGTTAGCGTTACATTTCCGCTAAACAATCCGTGGGCGGGGGCCTGTAGTTGTGCATAGTGAGCGTTGTTCGACTCACAATAAAACCGGATATAAGACTGCGCCCCACTGTTCTTTAGACTAATAGCACCTGTTGCAATATCCACGTTATTAACGGCAATAGTAGAAGCAAAGGTTACTCCCGTTGTTCCCGTAGGAATACGCATAGCAATGGCATCGGCATCGTTTTTGATGGTTACGTCATTAGTGCTGCCTTGGCCTGTCAGGATTAAACCTTCGGCACTGGTGAAGCCCATAGCGGCATTGTCACCCGCCGCTGTATCGCTGGTTGCCTCTACCGTGCCACCCGTAATGACGCCCGTGGTTGTCAGAGTTGACGCGCCATCGTTAATAAACAAGTCAGCGACAGTCGCTGTAACAAACACCTCCGCGTTGCCACTAAGCGTAATAGCGTTGTCAGAGTTGGAGCTTTCCGTAACAGACCGCGTAAGCGTAGTGCCGCTAGACGTATAAGTACCGCTGCCTATTTCAAAAGCAGTCCCGTCCTCTATCGCGTACCTTATCGTTTGACCGTTGGTAATCCCCGCACTTTCAAAGGATTGGTAGCCCGAAAGTGCGCTGCCCAAGCTAATCGTTCCAGTACCCGTGGTACTGGTGGACATTTTTGCACGATTACCTAACGATATTGCCATGTTATGCTATCCGTATAATCGCGTTGCTTGCGTCAGCGGTAGGAAAAACAATAGTAAAGTCCCCCGCGCTTGCGCCCTTATCCGCTCCAAAATCCAACACACATACTGATGGATCACTCGTTGCAGCCTCATTGTAAATTAACGCGCCTCTTACAGAAGAGATTGTCACGTTGGAAAACACCTCGTCAGCAAAGTCTGTAAGCGCCGTTGTACCGCTAGTGGTCGGCGTTACGCTTGTTAAGAAGTTGCCTTTCGCAGTGTAGTTCGTGCCAGTAATCTCATTGCTACTGCTATAGGCCGTAGTCGCAGCATTAAAAGTCGCGCTGTTAGTATAAAGCGCCAGTTTAAAAACATTGCTTGCCACAGTAAAGTTATGTGTAGCCGTCATCAATTCTTTTTTGAACGAAGTACACAGGAAATTTCCGTTAAACGCCATTACATTTTCCTTATATATTCAGCCAACGTTGGATGACCCGCTTCTTTAATCGCATTATATACCGTAGTACGGTCACTTTGGATAGCCTGTTTCATATAGATAACCAGTAGCTTCTCTATGCTGTCACGATAGGCAATAGCCTGATCTCGCAACGTAGGGTGAGCGTCTTCGGAAAAGGCAACGATCTTACCTACGCATCGGTGCGCCACCTCTTCGGGAGTAAAACCACGATTATTGGTGGTTTGAACCTCAACCTTAAATTCTCCAAAGGACATGTTGTTCATTGTTTAGGCCTTATAATCCGACCAACACGATAGTCCTGCGTAGTTTCTTTAGCCTCTCCCAAAAGTTTCAGACCAACCAAAGATTCTTGATAACGCTTATCATAGATTGCCATAACGTCCGGCTCACCCTTCATGAAAATATACGCCTCTATCAACGATCCATACAGTAAGCTTAACTCTGCATTTTCACTCAACCATGTTGTGCCGCTTTCCGCTCCTGCGGTCAGACTTACAGGCCGATACAAGTAATGAAGTTCCGCAGCAAGAGAAGCATTCGGCGTAGGAGCCAAGATAAAATTGCTGACATCAAACGAAGCATAATACTTCGGCAACCCTGTAACAGTAGGGTCTGGGTTGTATGTTTGAATAAAACTAACGTCCTTGAACTCTAAAAACACTTGCTCAGAACCACTGGTATAGCTCAAAGAATAAGGAGCAAGAAAGTCAGACGGGGCCGCAAGGAATTTATTGCCGACTGACATGTTGCCCGAAACGTTTCTTCGAAACAAGTTTAACTGAACCGACTTTAGAATACGTTCTTCCGCAACTCGTATAAACAAAGGAAGATTAGCTACAAAAGAAGTCTCTGTGTTCTCAGTATAATCCTGCAACGCTGTTTTTAACTGCGCAAATGTAAAGCTCATGACGTGACCACCGTAACCTCTCCGACCTCCCCTGTAGATTTCAATCTGTTAGGAGTCAACGCCTCGTCCCCGTGAAAGCCAACAGGTCTAAAGCCGTACTGAATGTTTCTTTGAGCCTCTAAACCGCCCTCGGGTCGGGGGTTTCTCAAAGCTTGGGGATCAGACCCTACCTTGGGAGGAAACAACTGAGGGTGCTTTGGATCAAACTCGTCATTGCCAACAAGCGCCCCTGTCCACTCTTTTCGCATATCTCTTAGTCTATAGCGAAAGCCAGAGCGGTCTGAAATCCCATACGCATTCTTGTCTGAGGCATAGGCCATGTCACACCCTTAAATACTGAATGCTTGGTTGAAGTTTAAGAGGAACACGATCCTCGTCCTCGTCAGAGGCCCGTTGAAACTCTTCTTCATACACACTCTTCAAAAGTTGTATCCGTTCCGGCGCTTTTTTCATAGCGATATAATACGCTAGTCCTGCTACCATACATGGGTAGAAACGAAACGGCATATCTGTTGTGTTCACCAACGTATCGGCGTCCTCAATCCTCTGCACATAGTAATAGATCAACTGATCTGTAGAGTTTTCGGGAACAGCCCACAGGTTTATAACAGGATCAATCTGTCTGTTAAACCAAAACTGGCTTGGTCTACCCTGCGTGGTTTTGTTGGGAAGAGTAGCGTACTCCCCCCGACTAATTCGTTCTATCTCAAAGTCTGTATTACTGCGCCTAAGAACAACCTCTAGTACATCAACAACATCAGCCGTTAACGTCTGAGTAGCCAACCCTTTAGTCAGAGTTATAGTGCCTTGCGCCACGGTCCACATGTTAATGCCACGGTTTGCCCAATCAGCAAACATCAGGTTCAAAGACCTACGCGCCGTTCGAGCATCGTAACCAGTGCGGACCTCTAGTCCACACCGCTCATACGCTTCCTCAATAATTTCACCAACATCAATGTTGAAATCTCTGGACCCAGAAGTAGCCATGATTAAACCAACTTAGGTTTTTGATTTGTTTTAGTCATGACACAGCCGCCGTTTTTAAAGCTTGCAACTTTGCCGCCGTTTTTCATGTACCCCATTTTATTACGAACTGGCTCAGGTAACTTTTTAAGACCAGTCTGGTCTTCTGTTGGTTGTTTCATAGCCATTAGCCTTCTCCTTTAAAACTGACGAACAGCGCCCTTGGTGCTCTTGCGCCTAGATTCCATTACTTGTCCGCAGCCTTTCGCGACCGCTTCGCCTTCTTTGCCTTCGCCTTGGTAGGGCCTTTTGACTTGTCCCCCAAGGGTATAGCCTCTGACCTTGGCTTTTTTAGTGTTACTGACAACGGTTTTTCCTTTTTTGCCAGCTTTTTTCTTTTTCTTAGCAGTCGAAGCTCTATCTGCTTTAGAAAGAGAACGTGCTTTAGCCAACGGAAGGCATCGGTCAGGGTTCTTCTTGTCCTTTGAAGTACCGCATGGACCTTTGATTTTACCATCAGTTCCTATCCTCACCCACTTCTGGTCGCGCCATTTTTTTAACTCGCCCATTACGACTTCTTCTTCTTCTTGCCTTTTGCGCCCTTGGCGTAGTTAGGGTCTTTGCAATACTTTGAAGCCGCCATGTTTGCATACGCCGAAGGATACGTGTCAAAAGTTCTTTTCGCCCAAGCCTTACCCGCAGGACAAATCTTGCTGCCCTTGGATTTAGGAGAAGCCTTACCACCTCTTTTATAGTAGGTGAGACCCTTGAGAGTCTTAGCGGGTGGCTTGGAAACTTGCTGTTCCATCTGACCTCTGGATATAGCCATAATCACGCTCCATGTACGATTTAATGTACGATATTTCTGACGCTATCACCTCTGTTTTTTTATCTACAGAGATTAAAGTTTGAGTTGTCCAAGTGGCCCAGCTATAACTGACCGCGCCAATGCCGCCAATAACCGCCGTAAGAAGAATAACTACCACTTGTTTCATCAACACTTCCAACGTTTTCTAGCCTGTCTTAAACGGCTATTCGGGTCCTTAGCCGCCTTTGGAAACTTCTTCATCTGTCCTGCCGAACGAGCGCAATAAGACTTTCTGCGCTTGGCGTCCTTGCTGCCCTTCTTCACTTTTCCCGTGACCGCTGTTTTAAGCTTTGACCCCGGGTTTGCAGCGCGATGGGCTTTCACACCCTTTTCCGTCATCCCCGCCCCAGACTTAGTGGGGCGGTAATTTTTCTTGTTACGCTTTATCGGCTTATCCGAACGACTAGCCATACTCTTTTCTCATATCCAATATGATAGTGTATGTGTCTGCACTTGTATGACCGACTGTTGTGAACATAACATCTCCGGTCTTTCCGCCACCGGAGTTGTTAGTCAAACCGCCGAACACACTGTACTCGTGGTTGCCGCTTTGGTTCTCACCTAGTTCAATACAGAGAACATCGGTTGATGCGTCCCAAAGAATTTGAACCTTCATGCCAATACACTGCCACCAGATTCGTTCTATCACAACGCCAGTACAAGCAACGCCATCCAAACCCGTAGTCAGTGCAGAAACATCAACCTTCTTAACTGCCGATTCTCCGGAGCCATCTGAGATGTTCGTAAACTTTTGAACAACCCTTTTGGCCCCATCGAAAAGCGTCTGTGTAGCTACAGCATCTGCCATATCACCGCCCCTTAACCGTTATTGAAGTCTACGTTCATTCCGGTAATTCTAATCCAAATTTTACCAGCACTGTACGCTGCGTTTGTGGCAGAGCCTTGAACTAGATAGATGAACTTTTTAGACAAAGCCGCCATAGTAGCAGCCGAGTCAACGGAGTTGTAGTAACCTAAAGTAAGGTCGCCGTTGTTCATCATCTGAGTTCCGCTGGCTACAGCCGCGCCTGACGCGGTTGTTCCCGTGGCCGAAATGTCTACGTTAATATCTGGATCACCGCCTGTAGGAACCTCTACGCAACCAAATTCTAACAGGATTGGAATACCGTTAACTTCTTTTGTAAGTACCGCAATGTGCGCATTAGCAGAAGTTCCGACACCAATAATACGATCTCCTGTAGATGATCCAACAAAGCCGCCTTGAAGGTCAATAAGAATAGACGTTACAATAGTGCCGCCAATCTTGTTAACAAAAGTGTTAATAGAAGCATCAGCAATACCAGAGCCGTGCGCGTTTGGCGTAATGCCAAAGATAGTTGCACCCGTATCTAAGCTGGCGTTGTTTGCTCCTGCGGCAGTAACCGTTCCAGAGAAACCGTTTGTATCAACAACATTGTTAATACCAGAGGTTGGAACCGTTTGAATTTCAAACTGCTTTTGAGATATTGTGCCAGTAGTTCCGTTTTTGGTAACTTGCTGAAAGCCGTTTTCAGACCGTACTGGACCCGAAAAAGTTGTATTAGCCATGTTATACTCCTGTCGTGGCTAGTGTCAGACGCATTATGCGCCTGTCAGGGATGACAGAATGATACACAACCTTTTGACAAAAAGAAAGAGGCGATCCGAAGACCGCCTCAGTTGAGCAGGGAGGGGAAATCCTTGCGGTTAGTGTAACACAGGTTACGCTCCGGGGGAACCGAAGATACAACGTGGGTCTGAGAACCCAAAGCTGTAACGCTCACGCGCCTTAAAGCGCATGTTACCTGTGTCGAAGTCTGCTTCCATGTTAGTGGAAAGAGCGGTGCGCTCAAAGTGGATCATTCCACGAGGAGCATCAGTCATGATGAAGAACGCATCTGGGTCCGTTAGGAAGTCGTTAACGGCAAAGCCATCAGGCAACATACCCATCGAACGGATTGCGTTCGTATCGTTATCCGCCGTACCAACGCGAAGGTTGGACACCATCAGGCGCTCTGCAACGAACTGCAGTTGGCGTGGGATAAGAAGCTTCAAGCCCCGAAGAGCAACCTTCAATCCACGCTCATCAACAAAACCAGCAATGTTGATTAAGGCATCTTCAAGAGATGTCTCATTCAAATCAGCGGCTGTCGAAGGTTCGTTAGCAAATGTGCCACCATTCGTCAGAGGGTGAGACGCATCGCACAAAGCAACCCCATCACCACCAGCAGTAGCGCCAGCAGTAAATGCATTGTTAAGAACCGCAGCGGCCTTAACTTGCTTGGTGTGTGCCATTGAACGAGCCAACGCACGAGTATACCGCGAACCAAGACGATCATAGAGATTGTCTTCGATTGCTTCCTCTGTTATAGAGAACGCAAGTGCAATAGTTTCGTGGTTGTAACGAGCAGTGTATGATTCGTTAGCATCGTCAAACGATACGTTGGAACCCTCCGCCTTAGTAGGCGCAGCGCCGAATCCACTCAACATAACTTCCTCCTCGAACGCTCTGTCCGATGATTCCGTTGTGTAAATTTCCGAGTGTTGGTTTTCGTAGCGGTCGTACTCCATTCCAAACAAAGCGTTTAGTCCGGGTTCTAGCTCTTTCGCTAGTTGTGCGCGAGAAATAGCCATGTTCTAAACTCCTTATACGCCTGTCGTGGCAACAGTACCCGCAGTAATCGAACCCGTAGGCGCGTTAAAGTGGTTGTTGATACGAACAATTAACGGAATACCAGCCGCAGTAAAGTCGCTGTTATCAGGATCGTCCATGACGCCCATAATACGCAACGCCAATGTGTTGGTGGTGGCGATAGTATTCAAATCAGCGGTTGCTGAAGAAATACCTGTACTTGTTGTTCCGCTGTTGCCTGTAGCAAACGCAATGTTTGCAAAGACCGCTGCACGAATTTCAGCCTCAGTGTTCGCCCCAGCAACAACGTTAGACGTTGCAACAGTGAACAACTGTGCAGGGTTGTCGTACAAGAACGCCTTTACAGGGAAGTTAGAATCTGCTCCTGATCCGGGCCAAGAGTTTGAAAAAACCTTTGAACCATCCACGGAAGAAACATACTCACATCCATTAAAGACGCCAGCGATTGCGACATTACCGCCAGCCGCAGCTTGCAGATCGTCAATGACCCCCGCAGCAAGCGGAATAACCGCCATGCCTTGAAAGATCGGGTTACTATTGTCCGAAGCTATCCGATACTCGGTTGTACCAGTGGTATTAGCAGCGGACCCTAGAATGCCATACGGACGTAGCCCGAATGCTCCATTTGAATTTGCCATAATAGCAATATCCCTCTAAGTTAGTCGGAGTCTCGGCGTGAGCCTCCGAACGATACACGACTTTGCCGACTATTAGATATCGGCATTGAAGGGTGTTGGTCCTTCATTAAATCCTGATCGACAGCTACCATCTGTTCGCGGGTCCGGGTCCCGTAATACGCGGATCGTTCGTCGATAGTCTCGGCAGGCATGCGACAAAGCATTAGTCCGCCTTGCCCTATTACTCCTTGATACCTTCCGTCATCAATGACAGGGGCCTCATAGTCTGGATACTCATCAGAACGGACAGGTTCCCATCCTTCGCGCAACTTGGCATGGACATTCATCTTGTCCTCTTCGCCTCGCATTGCGACTCGTATCCAACGGTGCACATACCCCGGAGGGGCTTCTGGTGCTTCTAAGTGACTGGGCGGTGCCCAAGGTTTTCTGCGTGAACTTGTTTCACGGGTCTCGCTTTCACGAGGTTTGCGATCAGCCATAGTTTTAATCCTTCACATACTTAGCGTATTCTTCAAGCGGCACGTTCAAACGTTTCGCCATCGCTATTTGTGACGGTGAGAGCTTAACCGACTTGCGCCCCTGTTTTGTAGTGCTGCGGGATGCGGATGCGCCAGCGGATGCGACCTGTGCTCCTCCCGTTTTGTTCGCCTTTTGAAACTTGTGTGGAAACTCCACACGTATACGGCGATCAACCTCACTATAGTAGTCATCGCTCGTCGGGTCAAACCCTTCTTGCTCTACCATCTTTTGGTGTATCCCAAAAGCTGCGTATGTCATAACCTCATCCGCGCCAAACCATGTATTGCCCTCGGCCCAAGACTGCGCTTTGAGGTCGGGCTTTGCCAAAGGTTTCTCGGGGGGAGGCGTGGCGGCTGGAGTAAACGTCTCCTCCTTCGCAACTTCTGCTTTGTCAGAACGGTCTTTAGC